GGAAAAGGTGGGTATGGTGACAGTGTGGCAGATAAGTTGAATGACTACATAGACCAAGCCGGAGAACTGGAAGATTTAACGGAACAGTTGTACGAGGGTCTTACAGGCATCTCCTTTGATAGTATGTATGACAGTTTCATAGATAATCTTATGGACATGACATACAGTGCCGAGGATGCTGCCGATGATATCTCGGAGTACTTCATGCAGGCGATGCTCTCCAATAAGATAGGCGAACTGTATAGCGAGAAATTGGAAGACTGGTGGAATGAGTTCGGTAAGTCTATGGAGGATGGCGAACTAACGGAAGCAGAACGCAATTCCTTGTCCGAGGAGTATATGCAGTACGTGGACGAGGCGTTGGCTCTACGTGACGAACTTGCCAAGGTAACGGGTTACGAGACCTCTGTATCGCAAAGTGGTAATACGGGTAGTTTCTCGGCACTGACGCAGGAACAAGGTACCAAGTTGGAGGGACTGTTTACCAATGGTCTTCAACACTGGAGTAGTATGGATGAGAAGATGATATCTATTGCCGACAAAATGAGTATTGCAGAGAATCATCTTTCAAAGATAGCGGAGAACACCGGAAACACGGCGGATATACTTGCCGAGATTCGAACCGCTCAGAAGCAAATGATACGTGATGGAATAAAAGTGAAATAGAGTATGGATAAGATATTGAGTGGACTTGTGCTGATAAACAGTTCAGACATTTGGAAAAAATATGGTGCGTTCCTCGTGGAGGATAAGCGTGGCGGTATGGATAATCTTACAGCCATACTCACTCCAAGCAAGACAAAGGAGGATACAGCGGTCAATATCCGTGAGGAGGATGGTGAGAAATATTCCGCCACTCTTACACCCAAGAACGAACCACGTGACGTTACTCTAAACTTTGCACTGTATGCCAAGACAAAGGAGAAGTGGATGACTTCTTATTTTGCGTTTATCAACTTCTTGAAGGCAGGAAAGAACGGTTGGCTGGACATAAAATTTGTGCAGCTTGATCTTACTTTGCACGTGAAGTACACTGAGAGTACCAAGTTTACACCGCTTACATACTTGTGGGAGGAGGGCGTTCACGCCGGGAAGTTCAAGGTAAAATTCCGTGAACCGGTGCCCATCATTTAAACAACATTCAAATGCCGTTAGAATATGGTTATAACGATATACGACAAAGACGGAACAAAGAAGGCTGATATTGCTGTCGATGATAGCAGTACACAGACCAAGGAGGTACAAGGCGATAATGTTCTTGCACTCACATTTACCTATTGGGAACATCTACAACTGAATGTCAATGATTGGTGTGAGTTTGAAGGGGAACGTTATTGGCTGATGGAGCGTTATGCCCCGACGGAAAAGAGCCTTGGTGAGTGGGAGTACGATTTGAAGATGTATGGTATAGAGAGCCTCATAAAGCGTTTTCTTGTTCTTGAAACCACCGATGGCAACTCAGAACCGGTCTTCACGCTAACCGCAACACCCAAGGAGCACGTGGCAATGATTGTAAAGTGCATCAATGCCGGAATGGGTAATACCACGGACTGGAAGGTGGGAACGGTAGAAGGAACCGATTATATTGTGATAGACTATGAGGGTAAGTACTGTGATGACGCTCTGAAGGAGATAGCAGAAGCGGTCGGCGGACAAGCGGAATGGTGGATAGAGGGACAGACCGTAAACATCTGCCGATGCATTACGGGTAACACGATTGAACTTGGGTACGGTGCCGGTTTGTTGGACTTGGAGTGTGATGTGAATTCCTCTGCCAAGTTCTACACACGTCTTTTCCCGATTGGTAGTAGCCGAAACATAGACCCCGAGAAGTACGGATATAGCCGTCTTATGCTTCCGGGTGGACAACAGTATGTGGAAATCGGAGTGGACCAGTACGGAATATATGACCAGTACGAGAAGGATGCTTTTGCCGATATATATCCCAAACGTGTAGGCAGGGTGACGAGTGTTCGCAGCACCGAGGTGAAGGATGATGATGGGAATCCGTACACCATCTACTATTTCAAGGATAGTACTTTGGATTTCGACCCGAACGATTATGAGTTGGCAAGTCAGGTGAAACGTGTGTCCTTCCAAACGGGTAATCTTGCAGGATTGGGTTCCGATGATGATCACTATTTTGAGGTGAACTATAGCACCCGTAACGGTGAGTTTGAGATTATAACCATTTGGCCTTACGATGATGATACGCAGTTACCGGGTGGAAGTCTTATCCCGAAGGTAGGCGATGAATACATCCTTTGGAACATTCGTATGCCGGACGAGTACTATCCGGCAGCGGAACAGGAGTTCTTGGAGGCGGTGAACACTTATAACGATGAACATTGGCAGGATATAAACATCTACAAGGGTACTACAGACCATGTGTGGATGGAGGAAAACGATGTAGAACTGTACTTGGGTAGACGTGTAAGACTACTCAGTGAGAAGTATTTTCTTGGTATTGGATACCGAGACAGCCGTATCACTAAGTTTACCCGATACGTGAACCATCCTACCATGGTGGATTTGGAGATAAGTGATGCCCTTCAGACCGGTGCTTTGGATAAAATAAACGATAGTATCGGTGAAGTAAAGAGCTATGCAAAAGAGGCGATTGCCGATATTTCCCTTCCGGCGGTGATACACACTTGGGACAATACGACCCCAACGGATAATAATCTGTTTTCATCCAAACGTAGCCAACAAGAGTTTGTTTGTAAGAAAAAGGATGATGCGGTGAAGGGGAAACTCACCATGGAGAAGGGATTCAAGGTGGGTGTGGAAGGTGACAACGGAATGGATGCCGATGGTAATACTACGATGTTGAGTGCTGTCTTGACACAATTTTTACAGACACCCAACTTTGTAGATGGTCTTACAGGCGAGGGGCTGAAGCTGTGGATGGAGGATGGACTGTCCCATCTTACCATTGATACGTTAACCGTAAGGCAGACGTGGCGTGTGTTGGAACTTCTTATAGACAAGGTGCGCAGTGTGGGCGGTCAGATAGTGGCGAGTGCTGCCAATGGCAAAATCCGTGAGGTGACAAAGGATGGTGTCAACTATTACATAACCTTTGAGAATGCAGGTGGTTTCGCTGTAAATGACCTTATCCGGTGTGCTAAGTTCGACACGTCACACCAAGAATATCAGGCTTATTGGGTGGAGATTAAAGGAGTGGATGCTTCCGGTACGGTAACGATACCAATATATACGTTCGATAAGTACGATACCGAGCCAACTGTGGGTGATGAAGTGGTGCTGATGGGTAACACAAAGGACAAGACAAGACAGAATCTTGTACTCATTTCCGCAACGGACGATGGACAACCGCGAGTGGATGTGTTGAACGGTGTCAAAAGTACTTCTTTGTCCGGTTGTTTGCGTGCCCGTCTGGGTAATCTGGATGGGATAGTAGATAGTTCCTTTGGTGATGATCAGCCGAGTGGTGACGGATTGTATGCGGACAATGCTTATCTGAAGGGCAAGTTTATTCTTGCGTCCGGTGAAGATATACAAACCAAATTTGAGATTCAGGAGGGGAAGGTTCAGAGTTCCATTACGGCACTCCGCAATGAGTTGGCAGAGGATAAGGGCATTTTAAACAACCCCACCTTTGCAAGTGGGTTCACGGGTTGGAACACCAACAACGATGCAGTGTTTTTCTTGGTGGGAAACAAATGGATATGGACGAACAATAAGGTGTTGAGCCAAAAGGGTGATGGAGCTTACGTGACAACCGATATGGAGCGTACCGTTGTGCGGATTCAGAACCGATACATTGAGCAGAAGAACGCTAACTTGCGTGATAAGCCAACTTACCATACTAATAGCGACGGTGAGAAGGAAGCCCTTCCTGTGTATCTGAGTTTCTATTATCGTTGTGCTAAGGCCGGCAAAATGATAATAACGTTCAAGAATGTGGATAAGACCGGATTTGCAGCCTACAATAGTATGGAGGTGTCTGAGAGTTTGACGGAGACAGATGGGTATGTACAATATACTTGTAGTGGCCTTTGGAACGGTACAGGCGATTTCCGGTTGGCTTTTGATGGTGATATCTACATCTATATGTTTGTATTGAGTACGGATGAGATAGACAGCCTTACGTACAAGTACAGAACATTGTTTGAACAGAGCGACCGATTGGCTAAGTTGAGTGCTGCCATATATGATAAGGACGATAATCTATTGCGAGAAACCGGTCTTTTGGTACAACCGGAAGGAAGTGGAATCTATATGCAGGGTGCCGATGGTAAATTAGCTCTCATTGGTGTTGGTGTCGAAGGTTCGGATGGAAAGACAGTCATCAAACTTACGGCAGACAACCTCCAACTGGAGGGACTTGTGACCGCCAATGGAAACTTCCGGATTCTGGAAGATGGAAGTATTCAAGCGAACAATGGCAGCTTCAACGGTGTGGTGAATGCCAACCTCGTATATTCGAAGGTATTGCACAACGCTTCAAACGGATATCACATAGACCCGACGGACGAACCCTATAGTATGTACTTCTGGGATACGTTGGAGCATACGGATAATGAGGGTGAAACCAATAGGAACTATGCGATATTACCCATCGCAGATGAATATGATGGACTTGAACTTTCCTTCATGTACCTGCAATTGGCATCTGCCGATTCAAAGAGTTTATATCTGACCAGTATCAACAAAGAGTACGATGATATATACTTTCCACAATCAACGGATGCCGGAAGTCCTGGGTCTTATGCCAAGTGGGTTTATCTGTATCCCAATGAGGTTATCGTGTTCAAAGCTCTTGGAGGTCGATGGTACTTGATACAAGGTCGTGCAAGAAATATAGGATAGTAACAACATAAAAAATTAGCAATATTATGACAGATGAAGAAAAACAAGAAGTGCTCAGCGAGATTAAAGCGGAAAGTTTGAGCTTGGATGAGTTGGAACAAGTGGAAACACTTGATGGCGTTAACTCTTTGCCTGCAATACGAGGTGATGAGATGGTAAGTGCGCCACTCTCTTTGTTGCAACAACCGGCAGAGGAGGCAGCACAGAAAGCAACGGATGCAGCCGATTATGCCAATAGTGTCGCAAAAACAGCGGCAGCAACTGCAACGGTAGCCATGCAGGCAGCAGAAAACGCAGAGGAACTTGTCAACACGGCTAAAGAGAAGATGGTAGATGTAACCGTCGCTCTAAATGATTCTTCCTTGGTTATCACAGAGGCGGAAGAAGCGACGAAGGACGCAAAGGATGCCGCCGATGCAGCCAAATCCGCAGCTCAAATTGCGAAAGACGATGCGGCCGATGCTGTAGCAAAGATGAATAGTAAAATTGCAGAGGCGGAGGAATCTTTAATCAATGTCTACGATGCCAAATTACAGGCTATTTCCGCTGCAACCGCAGCCAACACTGCAGCCGATAATGCGAATGAAGCAGCTGCCAAGATTGATGATATAAACGATGCTCTTAATGAGGTGAAGATTTTATCCGATGAGATGAGTGAAGCCACCAAGAACTCTAACGATGCCGCCGATGCCGCTAATGCAGCAGCAACACTTGCCAATAATGGTGCTACGTCTGCTAATGCAGCGGCAAAGCAGATGGATGATAAACTTGCAGAGGCAGAAGCCGCCCTACAGAATGTTTATGATGCAAAGACACGTGCAAATGAGGCAGCCAACAGTGCGAATGAGGCAGCAGTAAAAGCTAACGAGACAGCCGCTAAGATTGAAGAAATCAATGCTGCAATAAAGGATTGTAATAATCTGTCCTATGAGATGACGGAGGCAACTAAGAATGCCAACGATGCAGCCGATTCTGCAAATGCCGCCGCCAATCGTTACACGGATGCAGGTGTAAACGGTGCTACGGAACGTATCTGTGCTATAACGGAGGGGGCAACTATTGCCACAACAAGTACGGAGACTACCGGACTGGATGTGTACTACGATACGGAAAGGAAACTTTTCTATGTTACGGAGAACGCTGTAAATTACCGTAGTTTCCCGGAGGTGAGTTTGTATGCTGATGATAACTATGTCCCAAGACGGAATAAGGTCTTTCTCTGTGGTGATGGCATATACGTGTGGAGTGATGAGGAAAATGACCTTGTTGCTGCAAGTGGTGCAGGTACGTCCGGTGGTAATACCATCAATGTGAGCGAGGACTATCCATTGGAACGTGGTTTCTATACGCTTCTGACCGCTGTCAAAGCAGTGGAGGAGAAACGGAGATACTACGGACGTTGTGTTACCTTTGAATCATCAACAGGGAAATGGACTACCAAGCAGTTTGTCGGTAGCAGTCTTGATTCATGGGAACAGGAAAGCAGTTGGGAAGATTTCGGCGGTGCC